GCTGTTACAGCACCTGATGTCATTCTTGCTGCTTTACGTGCTGCTTCAACTGCTGCACGATTATCAGCAATGCTATTTGTTAGATTGCCAATTTCTTTGTCATATTTTGAAAAGAATGGATCAAGATAGTTTTTCTTTAGATGAGGAAAAACCAAAAGAGCCATTGCAGCAAGATCAGTGCCACTAAACGGCAAGCGTGCACCACCACCGGTGATTTTCTGTCCACCCTTTGTTTCAAGACCACCCCTACCATAATTAGATTGCTTGATATCAGACAGTTGTGCTTCTAACTTACGATAGGTTTGTACAGAGTTTGTATGTTCAGCTTCATATTTCTTGTTGAGCTGACCAATAGCACTATCGAATTTCTTATTGAGATTTGCAAGACCACCATCAATCATATCAATACGTGATGACAGCTTAAATGCAATACTGCTAAACTTTGCATCAACGTCTGTGATAGAAGATGTGTTTGTTATTTTGGTGGATGATAAATCACGATTACCAAATGGCTGAAGAAGTTTTGTGAGTGGATCTTGAATCGCACTGCTATCATCCTCAACATCGATCTTAAAAAGAGTAGGAGGTGAAAGCTTTGTAACTTTCTTTTCACCGGCCAAGCAATCAATAAGTGCACCAGAAGTATTATCAACAGTTGACTTTGGATCAACTTTTGACTTTTTTTCTGCTGGTGCGACTTTTGGTTTATTTTTTATTGGTTTCTTAGCCATATAATCAGCCTCCTATAACTGAGGATTATTTATATGACTATGACATCTTGCGCAGAAGAGAATCTTGTTGCTTTTGCTTGTCTGACTCTCCTTGATAATGATTTTTTAGCATTGTTGAATAGAGTTGTAGCTCAAATGGATACAGGTTTTCATAGGTATTCATATCACAGAACTTATTCACAAAGATAAAGCTAAATGATAACTGATAATAGTTTCCAAGGCTATTATAAGCCATCAAAGAGTAAAAAAATCAGTTAGGCTACCCAGAACAAGCTGTTGTTCTTCGCCTTTGCTATCTTTGTACTTCTTGACCATTTCCATGCGTGGTGTGTCTGTAAGGAACTTATTGATCTTTTCAAAGGCAGTTGCAGGAATATCATTGACCCATGCCGACAACTCGTCCTTTTTGGTCTGTGACATATCAACACCCGAAATGGCATCAATGGACTCGACAAGCATCATGTTCAGGCGAGCATCACCATCTTCGAGCTTTGTGTATTCTTCAGAGAGATAAAGGCTAACAGGTGGGTGCTTGAGCTTAACAGCAATGTCTGCAGATACTGCAATATTGTCCTTAATGTCCTTTGGATACTTCATCTTGACTTGGTCAAGCTTGATTTCAATATCATGCTTAACATCTTCTGATTCAGTAACAACAAGATCAACGACATTTGAGACAGACTGTGCACGAAGCTTCAGGAACAACCATTCAATATCAAACATTGGCAGGTCATCAATTTTCGTTTCCTTGACAACACATGACTGAAGAACCTTGACAATAGCACGCAATACTGCATCATCATCCTCGTCTTCCTTTGCAACAAGCAAGATCTTCTCTTCCTTGATTGTCATTGGTCGAAGTTCAACTTTTTTTTTATTTGAGGGTAGATCAACAAAAAAGGAAGGGTGTTCGATTTTTGGTAAAGCCATATTATATTCCTCTGTTAAAACGTAATGCCATCTCCAGCATTAATAATGTCTTCTTGTTCACCTGTCAGAACTTGCCAATCAAGGTATGCCAACTGAATAGTGGCTTGCTGTATAGAGCCTTTTGACCAGTTCATATCAGGTAAATTCATATCTGTTGGGTATGTCTCACGAAATATATATGTCTTGACTTTACGGCCTTCCTGATTGAACACCTGTAAACGAACATCACAGACATATTCGTCACGAAATGAAACGTCATAGCTGAACTGACCACTATTATCTGCACCACCAAATGATGTGCCACCACTAATGCCAGATGCGGTTGTTCCACGATCATGTGGAATTGTAGTCTGCATCCATGCTTCAAAGAACTCAAGTGTCTTCATATTACCAGACACATCCACCATAATCTGTAATGGAACAAAGTTAGCACGAACTGCTTGCTTCTGTGCAGGACCATAACCAAATCGGAAATAATCACCAGCAACAACCGTATATCCAGGAATACGAGCTGTATTGATATAGAACTCAAGCTCACGTGTAACCTGACCGGCATCTGTTCCGGCCATTGCTGCCGGTGGTGTAATCAGAAGCTTGAACTTGTTTGTGTGCAAATAGCCTTCATTAAGATTGGCTTTGCTTCTGAAATCATCGATATTAAAACCCATCGGAAACTCTACTTTTTTGTTTATTATTGCATTTTTCTCTTGACAAGTTTACAAAACCGTGTATAATAGGTATTGACCTCTTGAAATTAAAATCTTCTTTGACTATCACTATAGACTTTCTTACGTAAGCCTTTTACTGTTCCACCCGATGGGCTTCTAAAATCAGCCAGTGGCAAAAACATGTATGTTGCCCAAGCTTCTTCTGGTATTTCAACTGCATTTGTCATCACCCGACCAGGTATATATTGCTTGATACATGACTCGAATATTTTATTCTTTGCTGCCTTTTGAAGCTGATCGAATGTAATACCTTGTCGCTTGCTTGGATCTTTCATGACCTTATCGACAATGCTATCCATTAGCAAAGCACGAGCCTTTGGTGGTGCATAATGAAGGTTCAGACCCATGAAGTTACCATTTGGTAATGGTTTGATATGAAAGATCAGTGGAAAGGCGTCATAGTATGGCAGCACATCTTTGTACTTGGCATCATACACGTACATCATAAGCTTACCGACATGCGTGGTACTTGATAATGAGCGACCATTTAATGTCTTGTATCCTTGACGAACAACAGTGTTTTTCAGAAATGTTTGGCGCATACGAGTAACAGGAGCAACACCATCTTCGGCTTCACGGTCAAGAATATTCTCGCTCTTTTGTATACTTGATAGTTCCTTATATGCCTTGAGGAACTGATTCTTATCCTGAAACTTTTTACCACCTACTGCCAATTCAACATCAGCGCGCAAAGCATCTCGTGCTGCTGCGATCGATCGACCAATTGACATGGTGCGATCCTGAAGTTGTTGAAGAAATGATTTGTTACGTCGTGCCATTAAGGAATGTCCTTTTCAGTGAAGATCTTGAATTTGATTTTACGGTCAGCGCACCATTCTGCTGCCGCTTTCCATTTAGCTTCATTTACTGCCCATGTCTTGGCTTCATTCAACATGGTCTTTCTCTTCCGATTATTATTTATCTTAGGAGGTTGACATTGTGCAGCTGGTTTGATTTCAACAAGGTATGTTGTCTTCTGGTTATTTGGTCCCTGCACTTGTATCATGAAGTCCGGAAAATATCTATGGAACTTATTATCCACCGGTGATATATAGGGAATTATGATTTCCTCACTGGCAACCTTGACTATCGAAGGGTGTCTATCACAATAATGCATGAACCTTTCTTCAAGACCAGAACGATATATTATTTCTTGGGCATTAACCCATTTATGAGGATTACGAGGCTTGAACATGCCTTGCTTACAATTGCCATATCCTGATGCTGTGTGTTTAGCCATTACTCTACAAGATCATTCACTGTTCGAAATCGGGACCGGGACCAGTTAAAAAATCCTGGATAGTGTTTATGGTGCCACTGATACCGGTATTTGGATTTAATACGCTATCAAGGCTATACCAGTTCCATGTATCAAGAGGTGATGCTGTTGGCTGACCATTATCATCCATATTGAAATTTGACATTCCAGGGTTATCACTATCAACCCAGATTTCAAGCTCAAGCAGACTAAGTGCAAGGTTCATGGATTGTGGTGCTTTATCTGACACATTGTCCATGCCACGATAGAAAGAATGACCACCCATGCCATTGAAGCTAACACTCACTTGTTCAATTACACATGGCTTGAACTTCATAAGATAATGAGAGTTTGGTGTGATGAATGGAATGTATATGCGTGGAAATTTCAATAGCAAATATGACTCATCGATTTTTGGTGTCGAACCTTTTTGAAGGCCATAACGAA